CCCTGTGGGCAGCCGTCTGACCGTTGCGCACAGCGAGTACGGCTCCATTGCGCTGGACGTGGCAGCACACAACCACCACAAGAAGCCGGGCGACCCGGATGCGCCCACCATGACGCTGCTGATGCACCATTGCATCTATGGCCGCCAGATCGACGCAAGCGAGCTTTTGTGGGTGAATACCGGCGACAGCGCGCTGGCGGCGGGCGCCTACAATTTTACGCTGTACAAGGGCAGCAACGGCGGGCAGACCTATGAGGACGGCACCTACCAGTTTACTACCACGAAGCCCATTCCCGCGGGCGGCGGCTGGACGCACAGCAAGGTGGGCAACTGGTACGCCAACGCGGCAGACTACAAGCCGGAGAACATTACAAGCGGCACTGTGACGACCTACGACGCGGCGGGCACCGTGCTGGAAAGCGGTCTGGCCGTGACGGCTGGAAGCGACGGCACGGCGCTGGGCACCGCCAGCAACGCAAAAGCGGATTGTGTGAACACCATCGGCACGTTCAACAGCATCATGCGCCGGGCCTACGGCAGCAATAACTGGGCCGAGAGCGCCGCGCGCCAGTGGCTGAACAGCAGCGCTGCGGCGAACAGCTGGTGGCAGCGGCAGACAATTTTCGATCTTGTGCCGAACTACGCGAACAAAGCGGGCTTTTTGGCGGGCCTTGACCCTGATTTTGTGGACGCGCTGGGCGCGGTGGACATCACAACCGCGCGCAACACCGTCTACGAAATGGGCGACACGCTGGGCGGCAGCTATACCACCCGTGACAAGCTGTTTTTGCCCAGCATGACGGAGATCGGCCTCGGCAGCAATGACAGCGTGGCAGAAGGCAGCGTGCTGCCCTTGTACGACGGAGCCACGCAGACCGACCGCATCAAGTACGATCAGGCGGCGCAGACAACTGCCCGTTACTGGTGGCTTCGCAGCCCTAACCCGTGGAACGCCAACTACGTCCGTATCGTCTACCCTTCAGGGGCGCTGAACAACAGCAGCGCGGCGTACGGCTACGGACTGGCGGCGGCTTGCGTTATCTACTAATCTATTTCTATCCGCGCCGATAGGCGCGAGAAAAGAGGGCGAAAATGGCTGTACCGGCCTATTTGAGACAGCAGACAAAGGCCAAGTTTATCACCGTGGCAACACGGCTGGCGGCGTGGACGCTGAAATGGTGCAAGGATGAACGCCTGTTTACCCGGCGCGAACGCTGGATTGTGACCGGCGACCTTTGGGCGGCGGCCAAGGGCGTGCTGGCCTGCGCGAAGAAGGCGAACCTGCGCAGAGATTTCGCCGACGCGGCGCAGTTTGCGGAGCGCGAAGCCTATTTGCGGCAGGCCATCGACCAGCTGATGGAGATGGAAATTCTGCTCACGATCAAGTATGAAATGGTATTGCAGGGCTTCAACGCCGCCAAGCAGGCCGCACCGCAGCCGGAAAAGCCGCCCGCCGAAGAACCGACCGGGAAGAAGACCCACAGAGGCGGACGAAAGCGCCTGACCATGGAGGACATCGACCGCATTTTTGAAATCTTCTTCACCATGACCGCCGAAGAAAAAGACCTGATACGGGGCCTGCTGGACAGCGACAAGGAACGCCGCGCAGCAGTGCCCTGATAAGGTAAAGGTTGAAAACCCTTTGGGTTTTCAAGTCGGCCTGTGGGCCGACCGCGGACGGTCGAATTAAAAATTCGAGCGCCGCGCCGCAGGAAAACGCCTGATGTACCCCCTGCCCGTTACTGGTGGCTTCGCAGCCCTAACCCGTGGAACGCCAACAACGTCCGTATCGTCAACCCTTCAGGGGCGCTGAACAACAACAACGCGACGAACGGCAACGGACTGGCGGCGGCTTGCTTCAATGGCCTGTCATTTGAGTAAGGCACAGCAGCGAAAGCCTTGTGCCCGAAAACCGCGCCGAGAAGTGCAAGGAGGCGTTTTTCCTGCCCCTTCGAGAAAGGGGGAACAACAGCCGCCGATGCGGGCGCGCTCATTTTGGGCGCGTTCCCGCTATCACGGCGGCCTTTTCTATGGATGAATTTCAGGAAAGCATTAAATTGCGGAACCTGTACAAGGCCCTGCGCAAATGCTGCGCGGGCAGCATGTGGAAGGACGGCACGGCGCTGTATCGCAGCGACGGACTGGCCAACAGCGTGAAGCTGCGGCGCAGCTTTCTGGACGGCAGCTACAAGCTACAAAGATACATGCGTTTTCGCATTGCACGGCCCAAGCCGCGCGACATCACCGCAACCCGCATCCGCGACCGGCACGGGCAGCGCAGCGCCTGCGACAACGTGCTGTATGCCAAAATCACCCGTTCGTTCATCTACGACAACGGCGCGTGTCAGATCAACAAGGGCGTGGACTTCACCATAGAGCGCACCAAACGCTGGCTGCGCCGCATCTACCTGAAACAGCGCAGCGAGCGCGCCAAGGCGCTGGGCTGCCGCCCGGAGGAAGTGGGGCCGTTTCAGGTGGAAGCATGGGTATGGAAGGGCGACGTCAAGAAGTATTTCCCCAGCACGCCGCACGCGAACGCCAAGGCGATCATCCGCAAGACCATCGACAGCCCGGAGCTGGCGGCCATCTTCTGCGCCGTCATTGCGAGCTTCGGCGAGGACTGGTGGCGGCAGCGCGCTGTGGCGCTGGGCGCAGGCGATCAGGCCGCCACGCAGGCGGCCAAGGCCATCACCGACGCGCTGGTGGAGCGCGAATACCTGCCCATTCGCCCGGCTGGAAAGCGCGAGGCCATCCGCCGCAGATGCGACAGGCAGATCGTGGCCGCCGTGGACGTCCTGCACGAATTGACGCCGCAGGCCCGCGCGCAGCTGCTGACGGAAGCACAGGCGGGCGAGGCGCGCGGCATCGGGCTGGGCAGCCAGCTTTCGCAGCTGGTGCAGCTGGCCCAGTTAAGCGCTATTGACCATTACGCCAAAGAAGAACGGCGCGTGCCCGTCTATGAGCGCTATATGGATGATTTTAACGCCATGGATGAAAGCCGGGAACGCCTGACCGAAACCGTGGACGGCATCGTGGAGCGGCTGCACGGGCTGGGGCTGGAACTGAACCCGAAATCGCAGATGATACCGCTGCGCAACGGCTTCACCTTCTTAAAATGGCATTTCATACTGACGCCCACCGGCAAGGTGATTTTGCGGGCGGCGCATGGCGTGGCAGCCGAGGAAAAGCGCCGCCTGCGGCGCATGATGAAGCAGGTGCATGCGGGCAAGGCTAGCCTTGAAAGCGTGCAGGCGCATTATCGCGGCTGGCGGGCGCACATGGAGATCGGCAACACCCGCGAGCTTTTGCGGGGCATGGACAAGTATTTCGCCGCGCTGATTGCGGCAGAGAACAAAGAAAGCGAGGGAGAACCATGAACACCAATCAAGA